TCACCTTTGGCACTCGCCCGGATCTTGGTTGTCCTTGTCGGCTTCGCCTTCAGTGTTTTCTTGCCCGGGCTGGCGGTCTTCAGTGGTGATAGGGCCTTTATTGGTGACTTGGCCTTGAGCTGTGTCTTGCTGCGCAGTGCAGTCTTTCGAGTTAACACGTCAATCTCCCCGGTAATGCGAGCCGCCAGCGCCGCGGCTATTGGCCTTTTCTCTGCCTGTCAGGTTCATAAGCTTCGCTCTCAACTCCGCCAGCTCCTGCTCACGTTCGTTCAAGTGCAAGCGCAACTGCATTACCAGAACATCCGCTGGCACACCTTCGCCGGTTTCTTCGTCGACAATCCCAGATGCATGGCAGGGATCGCAGGGCAGCTCGTAGAACATCGGCTTCACAACTCCACGGCCGTTGCATTCGGGGCAGCGCTTCAGGGGTCGCTTCTCTTTTCGGAGTGATGGCCCTGAACGCTTCCTCATGCGGCTGAAACCTTCTTCTTGCGCTTGGCCTTCGGGCTCTCAAAACCCAGAAGATTCAGTTCAATGTCGACTGCCTCGCGGCTGACCTGGTAGTGGTGGCACAGATGCTCCTTCGTGAGCATGGGCAGCTGGCGGTCAATGACAGCCTTCTCAGCTATGCATCCGCGAACCCATGTCTGCTCTTCTTCATTGAGAACGTTGGTGGGCAGACCATTCTTAACTCTGTTTATGGTCCACTCGCTGCAAGCGAATTTGTCCTTTAGAGACTTGTCAGCCAGCTGCTCTGAGTCTCGGCGCAGCCTTGTTCCGCGCATGTAGTCCTTTGCCGCTAGGCGGGCTCTCTGCCTATTCCGGTAATAGGTCACCGTGCACCTCCCACAACAAAAGGTACCTTCGCAGCGTTCCGCTTATTCGGCTGGTGCCAGCTGGCGTCCAGCTCGATAGGCTCAAGGGTTAGGTCGCAGCGCTCACACCGAGTCAGCTCGATTTGATTATCTTCAGTCTCATACACGTGGATGCCGCGCTGCAGTGGTATTCCCTGCCTGCAGGCCTGACATGCTGTTTTAATGCTCGCAATGCTCATGCTGTTCCACCCCCGAGCCGCTTAACCTGGTTATCAACAACCAGCTCAAGGAAATCCTTTGAGCCCTTGTGGTGGATCTTGGACACGCCCATTTCACCGCCGCCCTGGTAAACCAGTCGGGCTTGCTCTGCATCGCCAATCATTACCGGCTCATCCTGAGGGCGGCCATGCTGGAAAGAACTGTTATTGCTGTTCTCATGTTCGCAGGCGCCAATTAGCTTCCGTGGGAACGTTTCTGGCGGCTGAACCGTGAAGCCCTGATAAAGCTTCAGGAACTTGTTTTGCAGGAATGGGTATTCGTCGTTGCCGGTCAGAGCGATCTTCTGCCAGCCGCCGAGGCGCTCAATGGCTGCATGAATCTTCGGATCGTCAAACACCACGGAGCGGTAGTTACCAACGCACCGAATTGCGCGATCCACTTTTGCCCATGCTTCGCCGCCGGCGGATTGACTGTTTCCGGAAATGTGCTTGATCACATCAGCCGGCTTAGGTGGAAACTGGCCAGTGTCTGGGTTTCGGATATGGGCCGTTACCCCGCGGCTCACATCGTTGATGCTGAAGTTCTGAAGCGCTGCAAAACACAGATCAAGCATTGAGTTGGTGATCGTGCGACCGTACAGGCCATAGGCTCCCGTCCAAATCTCCGCGAACTCGGTGCGATCCTGCTCATTGTGATTCATGGTTATACACCTCACCGGATGGCTGTGACTGACCTGTGGCCCAGCTGTGGCCGACTGCCTTGTTGTAATCTTCGATTTGCTGTGCGCGGTTACCGGTGGCCGGGCCACGCTGGCGCTCCTGCTTGCGCTGAGTTGCCAGTTGAGTCCACTTCTCCCGGAGCTTGTCGGGGCTCAGCACGTTTGCCGACCAGAACGAGTGGTTCCGGCACCAGTAGAACAGGGCGCGAATGTGGCGGGGCTCTCGTTTGTCGCGTTCACGCATCAGCCGAACGCTGTTTGCCCACCGGGCCATGCAGGGAGCCTGTGGGCGATCATCCCCAAGCTGGGCAGATAGCTCAGCCCACATCCACTCAGCCAGTGACTGGTCCTCAGCGGTGCCCCAGAACCGGCCCTTCTCGATAGCGGCATTGGGTCTGGCCTGTGTTTCTTCGGATGGAAGAGAATCGGCGCGTTGGTCATCGATCGTGTCCGACCGATCAGGTTCGGACGTTTCTTTTGCCGTAATCTCTGAAGTAGTCTCTGTAGTAATCTCTGTAATAGATTGGCGCTTTCCGCCAGCCCTGTTTGGCGCTTTCGTACACTCTTGATTGGCGGATTCCGCCATACTGTGCGCACCACCCGTACATACTTGATTGGCGGATTCCGCCATTCTGGACGAGAGCCCTTCCAGCGCGGCTTCCAGAGCATCGACGTTAACTCTGAAGTAAAGCTTGGCCGGAACGCCACGACGATCCTCTTCAAGAAACCCTGCCTGAACAAGGCGCTTTCGAGCCGTCTCCTGCTCACGGCGCCCCATGCCCGTTTCCTGCTGCCATTCGGCCTGTGATTTATAGAACCAGCCCTCTGGGTTGCTGGTGCGGGTTCTCCAGTACACACACTGGGAAAGCATTAGGGCGCCGGTAATGCCTAGGCCTAGATCAACATAGGCGCGGTGGAAGGCAATAGGGCGGCTGAGTAGTTCTATGGTGCTCATGATCTATGCGACCTTCTTAATCGTGTCGTGCGTAAACTCACCGTTCCAGGTGCGCTTCATGACCAGATGGCGGTTGAGATAGAGCTTGTAGATGGCGGCCGCACCCTTGCGCAGAAGAACCGGCTTGTACTGCACGAATGGCTCAGCATCACGCGGGGTGATCTGTGATTGCTGCTCAGTGAGGTAGGTGTCCCGTGCATAGCTGCCGACGCGCCAGTGGCCACCCTCGCGGAACAACCACTTACGATCCGCCAGCGCCTGATTGATTGCCATGCAGTTGGTGCCGTTGAGGCCCTTAACGAACTGAGCAGGGGTCATGCCCTCATTGAACAAGCTCTGCAGAGCTTCTATCTCAGCGGTTTGCCTCTGGTTGGTAATGGCGAGCTGGGAGCTCTGCTCAAGCGCATCGGCTGCCAGGCGCAAGGCCTCGTGCATGGTTTGCGGGATCTGTGGTGCTTGCTGTGATTCAAGCTCACGCCAGCGATCAACAATGGCCGCCCGGTACTTGATGTTGTAGCCGGCAATCAGAATGTCGCACTCGCGGCGGGGCAAGCTGTAACAGGGAAGGGTGCGGCCAGTGCTGTCTTTGTACTGAGCTGAAAATTCAGCTGAGTGAATATTGAGCGCTTCACACATGGTACGGATGTCGGCCATCACGTTGCGGTGCTCTTTCTCGCACAATCCGGCAATGTCACGGCTGCTCATAGTTAAAGCGGCGCTATTCACAGTTACGGTTAAATCGTTCATACTTACTCCGTTATTTGATTACCCGCCGAGCTGTTCCACCAGCGCTTGAGGCGGGTTTTCTCGTTTTAGGCCTCTGGCCCTTTCCCCGTAACCACTACCCGTACCTCTCCTAAATTCACCACCTCATCGCGGTGTAGGAATGGGTGGATCCGGAAGTGGCAGTCATCGATTCCCAGTGCGTCCGCCAGCCCATCACGACCAGACTTGAATGCGGCAATGATGTTGTCGTCATCACGTGCCCGGCGATTGGGTGGGTAGAAGTCGAGATCTACATGCAGTTGTCCGCCAGCGGTAACCAGATCCCGTAGGGGCTGAAGATCCCACTTGCCCGCCTGGATGGTTTCGAGCGAGATCATCTTGCAGGTGTACCGGTACATCTCTGCGGCCTTGGCCTTCTTCGACCAGTGGCCCCGGCTGTTCGGATTCAATGACCGGTTAGGCCAGGGCAGGGCGATTTCGAATTTCTCTGGCATTACCTGCTCCGTTTACTGCTTTAATGCATTTCGTGACATGTCACGTTTTACTAATATTGCCCTTTCGATCTAAAGGTGGGGCCCTGCCTTCTGCTAAGCTGACTGCTGCAACACAAACCAACTTTGAAAAAGGAGGGCCCCATGGCCGCTCAAACCGATTCCCCCGAACGTATTTCCGCAGACATCCTTATCGCAATGATCCAAAGTTCGACTAGCTCGACTCAGAAAAACGGGCTGTGCGACTCTGGAAAAGTCCCGGATCACTTCAAGGCTATTTATAACGCCGTTAAAGATGCCAAGGACGGTGAGCCCATTAAAACTGACTAAAAATGCTCTACGCATTGCCTTGGTTGAGTGTCGCCAGGGCTTTGTTGAAGTCCTTGGTAACCGTTTGAAACGAATCTCCGGTGCTGAGCACGGCTTGTTTTACAATTTCCATCCGCCAGCGCACCTCATCACTGGTGATTTCCACGCCAGCTGTCTGCTCAAATGCTGTGTTTACTTCTGCCATTGCTGCACCCTTTCCTGACTTCGCGATCAGCACGCCTCTGCAGCCGTTGTGCCCGGCCTTTGTAACCACGCCGTTCAATTCCATGGCATCGACTAGGTTGCATGCCCGGTTGTACCCAATTTTGTGCTTACGCTGAATTTCACTGCTTAAAACGCTCTGCTCTTCTGCAACGAATGCCACTGTCGCGTTATAGAGCGGGTCAGCCCTTGTTTCTTCGTGATCCTGATTCATGCCAGTCCTCCCTTGTTTGAATATCAGGCCAGTTTGCTGTCATGGCCCAGGACTACTGCTGCAAATGTCATTGCGTTTATGCTGTAAGCATCCGTGGAGGGCTCTACCTGACACGCAAGCCTGGGGAGACCTGCCAAGTCACCTTGGTTATAGGAGCAGAGCCCTCCCGGATGCCCACTGCCTTACAAGCGCGGTGCAAACCCCTGTATAGATATCCACCACCGGTTAACTCGGTATCTGAGCTGGCCGGAAGTGGTTTAATGGAAACCATCAAGCAGCCGCCCCGGGTTTATCCGCAGGCAGGCCATCAGTTGGGTTGGGGTAGATGTCCGGGCGCAGCTCGTGCGGAGTTACCTCCCAGTCACGGGCGCAGGAATAGCGGATAACCATATCGGCAGGAACCCGCCCACGGCTTCGCCAATTATTTAGTCGTTGGAGGCTCACCCCTAATTTTCGAGCAAGGGATGAGGCTCCGCCTGATTTCTGTATATCACGTGAGAGTTTAGTCATGGGAAAGAATATAAACTTAATGTGTATGTCGGGTCAACATAACGTGCATTGCAGGCGCACGAATAAACGCAAACAATTTGTTTATGCATGAGACAGCGATTAGAGTTGAAAAAGAATTGATCGAAAATGATCAGAGGTGGGCAGATTTGGCTCGCCACGCGGGGGTGACGCTGCAAGTTGTCCAGAACTGGAAGGCTCGGGGCATCCCTAAGCACGCACTCCAAAAAGTTTCAGGATTTTTAGGGCGCTCAATTGACTGGATTCTAACGGGTGAAGAGGTCGACGTTTTTAAGCTGATGGAAGAGCATGCGGGGCGGAAAGAAAGGCGCCCACGGGACGCTCACCTAACAGATGCTGAGGTTTACCGGCGAAACAGAGAGATTGAGCAGCGTTTAGAGGACGAAGAAGAGACGCGGAGACTACTGGCTGACGGGACGATCGAGGCGAGCCTAGAGCTTGAGGCAGAAGAGCGCGGAATTTTGCCTCCTGAGCACCGAGAGCACGAGCTGGAATTCGTAGGCAGGCTAGACGCCTGGGACAGCAACACACCACTGGATGATGACGAGGTTGAATTGCCGCTGTTCAGAGAAGTCGAGCTGGCAGCAGGCGCGGGCCAGACGGAAGTAGTCGAGAACCGTGGCGCGAAACTCCGCTTTGCAAAATCTACGCTGTCCAGGGCAGGGGTCATGAAGGAGAACGCAGCGTGTGCGTTTGTCCGTGGTAACAGCATGGATCCTGTTATGCCGAACGGTACCTGTGTTGGTGTGAATACCGGTGACACCACCGTTCGAGACGGCGAGGTCTACGCGATCGATCATGACGGCATGCTTCGCGTGAAGTATCTGCACCGTCGACCAGGTGGCGGCATCAAGATCGTGAGCCAGAACGCCATCGAGCATGAACCAGAAGACTTTTCCGCCCAGAGAGT